TTATGTTGCTATTTTGTTCTATAGGTTGTATTAGCAAAAAGGTGGGTATTCATGCCTTCCTGAGTACCCACGCTTATATGTTACTTCCAAAACGAATCATTATTAAATCAAGAATTCATCTTGAGTGGGTTGCAAGAAACAATGTTTGTATTATCACTCGTTCAAATTATGGAGTCCAAGCCTGTCATATAAGAACTGTTTTTGGCAGAGGCGATTGTGGAGTCGGAACTAAAGGTGGGGATATGTTTGTTGTTCCTATGACATGGCAAGTACATCACGACCAACACACAATGTCTGAATTAGAATTTTATTGCAAACATAATATAAATCCTATAGAGATTGCAAAATCTTTAGCACTAAATACAAAGTGTAAGAAGATTAACAAACTAGCAAAGGAAGGCTTCTATGACAACTACATACAACATTACGCAGATCAGCAAGAGTGTGCAAAAAGCACTTTTAAATTCAAAGCTATATAAAGAAAACGAGTTCTTTGATTTAGACCAAAAGAAAATATTAATTTGTATCTTAAAAGAAAAGTTGGGTATTAGTTATGCAAAACTTGGTAAGGAATTAAATCTAAGTTGGTATCCAATATATGCATCATGCGAGATTGCAAAGAAGAAATACGGACATATATTAACCCAAGTTATGAAAGTGGTTAAATGAATACTAGACAAGGATTTATTTTATTGCACAGAAAGATTTGGGAGTCCAAAGATTTCAATTCAACTTTAGAAACTGTTATGTTTATTTATTTACTATCTAAGGCTTGTCACGAACCTACTAAAGTTTTGTACAGAAGAAAAAGAATACTACTTCAAAGAGGCGAAGTTTGTATTGCTTTAAGGGATTTGGCAAAGAAATTTGAGATAACTGTTAAGAGAACTAGGACTATAATTGGTAATCTTATAAAGGCACAGAATATGGCACAAAGAGTGGCACAAACTTTATCTGTATATAGCATTGTAAAATATAACAAATATCAAAAGTTAGACAAACCAAAGGCACAAGAAAAGGCACAAGATAGGGCAGACAGAACAATCAATACTAATAAATCTAATAAAAGTATATATACTGCTAACGAATCTAATAATAATGTTTATGATATGAAAAAGATAAAAATAGATAAGTCTAGCAAACCTTCACTGAAGAACTTAAATACTGCTATCTATGAAAAGAAAAACATGACTGAATTTGAGGTCGCTAGAAAAACCTTATCTACGGACAGATTTGAAGAATTTGTTAGATTGAAGTTGCAATCGGATACCAAATCGTAGTAAAGAAAAATTATAATCTAAAAAGGAGAATATTATGCCAGCTGGACGAGGAACTTACGGAAGTAAAGTGGGAAGACCTAAGAAAATGAAGAAAAAAAAGAAAAAGAAATAGTGCCTAAAAAGAAACCTATTTTTGCTAAAGAAAGACCTAAGAAATTAGGTAAGCCAAAACCTTTTAACAAGAAGTCTAAGGCTTATAAGTCTGCTAAAAGTTCAGCAGATAAAAAATTTGGTAAAAAGGTAAGTCTTTATAAAAACATATTTATTTCACAAGCGATTAAGAAATATAAACCAAGAAAGAAAAAATGACCTATACAAAACTTGATAGAGATCACACTTCTATCAAAATTGATGTTGATTCTAGTTCTATACAATCTCCAGCAATCACAACTGGATCAGGTAGAGTTAGATTAGCTGTTACTACGGACACTCACATTGAATTCGGTGCAAATCCTACAGCAACAGTTAATTCCCTTTTGTTACCCATAAACACAGTTGAAGTCTTTGAGTTTAGATCAGGCGAGAAGATAGCTTGTATAAGACATGCCTCAACTAATGGAAAACTTTGCATAACTCCAGTTGATTAATGGGAATCACTACTTCAACCACTTTAAAAGAATTGTACACCAATAAAATTGGCAAAGGTAAATACAAAATTAAAAAAGGAAAAGGCAAGTCTTACACTAAACGCAAGAAAAAGAAATGAAGCCTAAAATCATAAGGTTTGGTCATAGAGATTTCAAGATAAAATATATAACTCATAAACAAGCACAAAAAAGAGGTATTTACGGAGAAGTAGATACAACTACTAATATTATTACAGTTGATGATTCTTTAGACAACAAAATAACCAGCAATACTATTTTGCACGAACTTATGCATGTTATCGCAGAGCAATATCATTGGAACTTTCCAGCTAAAGAAGAAGAACTGGTTTGTGAAACAACTGGTAACGCACTATCAGACTTATTTAATCAAAACCCTGATTTCATAAATTATCTTGTAAAAAGCTTTAAAAAGTAGTAGCTGATTCCTAACGATTTACATAGTCGGTTAATTATGGACAAGATAGATAAAAAAGACATAGAGATTATTCAGCCTAAACAAATGGGCAGACCCAAATTCAAGTTCACAGACGAAAAGTTAAAGCAGATTTATGAGTTAGCTTCTATTATGTGTACTAAGGAAGAAGTAGGTAGGATTATTGGCTGTTCTCACGATACGATTGAAAGAAACGAAATAGCTATGGAACACTATAAGTTGGGGGTAGCTAACTCAAAAGCTACTATTAGAAGGACTCAATTTAAAATAGCTACTAAGTTAAACTCTGCTCAGATGGCTATGTGGTTAGGTAAGGTATATCTTAAACAGGATAAGGAAGATGACCAAGACGAATCTAATAATCCTTTGCCATTAACTGACATTGTATGATACCTTTTCCTGATAAAACTTATGATGTTATTTATGCAGACCCAGCTTGGTACTTTAAAACATATTCTAAAAAAGGTAACGGAAGAAGTCCTGAACAACATTATTCCTGTATGTCTATTAATGACATTTGTAATTTACCTATTGATTCTATTAGTAACCCAAACTGCGTTTTACTTTTATGGGCTATTGACCCAATGTTGCCACAAGCTTTTAAAGTTATTGAATCTTGGGGATTCAAATATAAAACAGTAGCTTTCACTTGGGCTAAGACAAACAAAAAATCAGAAGGATTCTTTACTGGACTTGGGTATTGGACAAGAGGAAATCCTGAGATGTGTTTATTAGCTACTAGAGGAAAACCAAAAAGAATATCTAAGTCTGTTAAACAATTAGTTGTAGATAGGCGTAGAGAACATAGCAGAAAACCTGATAGAATTAGAGATGATATAGTTCAACTATGTGGAGATGTTTCAAGAATAGAATTATTTGCTAGACAAAAAACAGAAGGTTGGGATAGTTGGGGAAATGAAGTTTAGAAAAGATAGGGTTGTTAAAAATTGGCAACACGCAAGACATTTGGAAATAACTAATCAAGAATTTATTTACAACACTTCAGGCATCAAAGGTAGAAGCTATGCCAAACAAGATACAACTAAATATTTCAAAGAAGCATTTAAAGAATTTGATTTATTTCCTGACCAAGTAGAAGATCGTTTGGGTGTTATGTTGCTAAAACATGATGAGGAAGGTGCTTATACTCAAATACATAAAGACCCAGCACCAGTAGGATATGTTCATGTCAGAGCCAATGTTATGTTAAAAAAACCACCAATAGGCGGAGATGCAATTATTAATGGAAAAGTATTTGTATTAGAAGAAAACGATTTGTGGTTAATTTTTCCTAATATAGAAGATCATGGCTCAACAGCTATTGAAGGTGGAGAAAGATTGATTTATAGTTTTGGTGCTTTAATAAATGAAAAGAAATTATAAAGGAACTTATGGCTAAATATAAAAATAGAGAAGTTAAGCTTAATAAACCATTTAGAACTCCGAGTGCTTCTAAGAAGTTTGGGGTCTATGTTAAAGATAATTCTAGCGGTAAAGTTAAGATAGTTAGATTTGGTGCTAAAGGTATGAGTATCAAGAAGAATATACCAGCAAGGCAAAAATCATTTATGGCGAGATTTAGACCAATACTTGCCAATGTAAAAGGGCAGAAGAGTTTATCTCCAGCTTATTGGGCAGTTAAGTCTTGGCGAAAAGGTTTTAAAATTGGTTAAGTATTTTTTGTTCTTACATATAATGGTAGCTAATCCAAATGCTTATGTTCCTGATGTGTATGATTTTTGGTTTGAAGAACCTGAACTAAGATACTTTGCTACAGAAAAAGATTGTCAAACAACAGGTGCTGAGATATTGAAGTGGGCGAGGCAAACTATGGAAGATAAAAATAAACAGGTCATTAAAAGTTGGCTAGATTGTATAGAGGTAACTAAGAGTGAAAAAGCATCATTTAATCATCAACCTAGAACAGCTAAAAGCCTATGACCATCAAGCTAAACAAATCATCATTCACAAAGCTTTCTTTTATCAAGCTGAAAGCATTATGTTTTATGGACAGAGTTTTAATAAAAGCCAAGAAGCTATTGAAGATCAAATCTTCACAAGTAACACTAAAAATAATATTGATTTGGTTGTCGTTAATAATCTTCTTGAGCATTTACCTATAGAATATTTAGGGGTTGTTATTAAAGACATATTTAGCTACTCTTGCAAACACATTATGGTCATATTGAGTCATAAGTCAGATAAGTTTAAACCAGTAGTAAAACAATTAAGCAAATACAAAAAGCATAGTTTTTACTTCAATCAATAATGCCTTTATCTGAACCACAACGAGAAGTCATAGCATCTAACAAAAGATTTAGAGTTCTAATTACAGGCAGAAGGTTTGGTAAGACTCATCTTTGTATGATGGAACTACTAAGAAAAGGTAGAGATAATCCTAATGGTAAAATCTTTTATGTGAGTCCTACTTACAGAATGTCTAAAGAGATTATGTGGAAGAACTTGAAGAAGGTGGTTAAGCAATTAAGATGGCATAAGTACATTAACGAAACAGAACTAACAGTTGTACTAAAGAATAATTGTCAGATCAGTTTAAAGGGTGCAGATAAATCAGCAGATAATTTACGAGGTGTTGGACTTAATTTCTTAGTTATTGATGAGTTCTCTGATGTACCTGAAGAAGCTTGGAGTGAAGTTCTTAGACCTACTATCTCTGACAAACACGCAAACGGATCAGTCTTATTTGTGGGTACTCCTAAAGGGGTAGGTAATTGGTCATATGAAATGTATCAGAAGGGTAAGTCAGATGATCCTGAGTGGCAGTCATGGAAATACACAACTGTAGAAGGTGGACAGGTAGAACCACATGAGATTGAACAGGCTAAGAAAGACTTAGATGAGAGATCATTAAGCAAGAATACTTAGCTTCTTTTGAAACCTATGCTGGTGTTATTTACTACAACTTTGATAGGGAGCAGAATGTTAAGCCATGTAAGTATGATCCACAAGCAGTTATTCATGTTGGTTTAGACTTTAACATTGATCCCATGTCAGCTTGTTTATTTCATTTAAAGAATAATGTAGCTGAGTTCTTTGATGAGATAGTTATCTATTCTAGTAATACAGATGAGTTTATTGACGAACTATTAAGCAGATATCCTAAGAATAAGATCATTGTATATCCTGACCCAGCTTCAAGACAACGCAAGACTTCTGCTGGTGGTAGGACTGATTTAACTATATTGACCAATGCTGGTTTAAATGTTAAGTGTAAAAATACTCATGCTCTAGTAAGAGATAGAATCAATAGTGTTAATTCAAGATTGAAGAATTTTGATGGTAATAGAAATATATTAATTGATCCTTCTTGCAAAAACCTTATTAATAGTTTAACGAAACAAATGTATAAAGAAGGTACAAATCAACCTGAGAAAAGTGGGCATGACCATATGACTGATGCACTAGGATACGCAATAGAATACATCTTCCCTATCTCAAGTAATCTACCGCCTTCACAACCGAAAAGATTTAGCTAATGGCATATTCAAGAGATCAAATTTTAGAACAGAACAAAGACTACTCCAACTATTCTCCAAGATGGGAATACTACATAAGATCATTCTTAGGTGGACAGGAATACAAAGACGGAAAATACTTACAAGAATATCAATTAGAACTTGAGAACGAATACTACAGAAGAATACAAAACACTCCAGTAGATAACCACTGTAGAAACATTGTTAATATTTATTCTTCATTCCTATTTAGAATTAAACCAGTCAGAGAACTAGGTAGCTTAGAAGACGATAAGACTGTTCCTATGTTTTTAGATGATGCTGACTTAGAGGGTAGATCATATGAAGCTTTGCTTAGAGAACTACAAACTTATGCTTCTGTATATGGAAACTGCTGGGCTATTTTAGATAAGCCAAACTCTAATGCTAAAACAAGAGCAGAAGAATTAAACCAAGAGATCAGACCTTATATTAATATTGTTACTCCTGAGAATGTTATTGACTGGAATTATACAAGAGCAAGTTCAGGCAAATATTACTTAGACTATTTAAAAGTTAGAGAGAATATTGGTACTGAAGAAACTACTTATAGAATTTGGTACACAGACAGAATTGATACTGTTGTGATGAAAACTAAAGGTACTAACGATCCTAAGTTAGTGGAGTCTATTCCTAATAATCTAGGGGTTATTCCAGCAGTAGTTTTATACAATCAAAGAAGTCCTATGAGAGCAATAGGAATATCTGATCTAACGGATATAGCTGACTTGCAAAGAGCCATCTATAATGAGTTCTCTGAGATAGAACAATTAATTAGATTAGCAAACCACCCATCATTAGTTAAGACTAGAGATGTTGATGCTTCTGCTGGTGCTGGTGCGATTATTGAAATGACTGACAATCTTGACCCAGCTTTAAAACCTTACCTACTACAACCATCAGGACAGAACTTAGATGGTGTTATTAAAACGATTAAGGAAAAGGTAGAAGCAATTAATAGACTATCTCATGTTGGTGCTGTTAGAAATACAGGCGAGAGAGTTGTATCAGGTGTAGCACTAAGAACTGAGTTCCAATTACTTAATGCAAGACTAGCTGAGAAAGCAAACCTTATGCAATTAGCTGAAGAACAGATTTGGAGATTGTACGCATTGTGGCAAGATAAAGTCTTTGATGGCAAAATTATGTACCCTGAGTCTTTTGACCTTAGAGATTGGGCAACTGATTTAGAAGTTCTACAACAAGCTAAAGCAAGTCAAATTAAGTCTGATACTTTCACAAAAGAATTAGATAAACAAATAGCTAGAACTGTAATTGAAGATGATGATACTTTATCTCAAATTGACGAAGAAATAGATCAATCAAATACAAGGCTTGGAGAGTTCCCTCAGACACCGATAGAAACTCCAACAGTTTAATATGGCTAAAGACCTACTGGAAAAGTTAGGAGATTATAGACAGGTTAGAGTTACTGACTTATCTGATACTCAAGTAGAACGATTACAAAAGTCTTTACAAGAGTTAGAAAACTTAGTTATTGCAGAAGCAAGTAAGATTGATCCCAAGAGAGGTAGTTTAAAATTAAGAACTACTTTAGCTTTACAACTTAGACCTAAACTTAAACAGCTTATTGAACAAACTTATTTAACAACAGTACAAACTAATATAGCTGAGTATGATAAGTCTGCTAGTTGGTTGTTGGCTACCTTTAAAGAATATCCTATTCCTAAAGAGTTCAAAGAGATTACTGAATTAGATTTGACTACTATTCAACAATTAAAACGAGGTGCATATTTACCCTTTGAAGATTTAGGTAATGAATTTGCAAATGAATTAGCACAAGAAGTTTATAACTCTACACTCACTGGAAAACCTACAGAACAAATGATAGCTGATCTAAGAGGTAAGATTAATGGAGTCTATCAATCTAGTAATGATGAAGAAGCACAAGAGTTAGTAGATTTTATAACTAACAATCCTGATAAAGCAGAAGAAGTTAAGACTGCTACCGAAAGATTAAATACTATCTATGGTAGAGATAGGTTGGGTAATAACTTTAGAAG